GTTTCTGCATCTCATCCAGCCGACGCTGGAGATCCTTGAGTTGCTCGTTGAGCTTCTTATTGCTCTCGCCCATCTTTTGCTTGTCCTGTTGGACCAGCGCGAGCTTGGCGGCGAGGGCGGCTGGATCTTCGGATTGAGCTGCAGGTGCTGCGGGTGGGACAGCCGCGGGCTGTGCCGGGTCCATCACGGAAGGACTCCCGTCTGCGATTTCAGTCATCCAGGAATAAGGGTTACAGAGTCAGCCTACCGCGACACAGCTAGTTAGGTCACTACTCGCCAGGCGGGTCTGAATGCAACGCCAGCAGTGTGGCAAGAACGCCGGTCAGCGTCGCCAGCGTCTTGTCACCCACCGACTTACAGGTTTCGTGCTCTTGATCCGGCAACTTGCCGCCGGATCGTTCATACAGCGCGAACTGCCGGGGGTTTTCGTAGAACTTGCACGTGCCGTAGTGGAACAGGGCAAGAAAAACGATGCTGCCGACCGACAGAAGAATCGAGATCGGCAGCCATCGCTTGTTCATTGCCGTTGCTCCCGCTGCTCAAGGATCTGCAGGTGTTCCTTGAGCAGGTTGAGGTAGGTCTGACAACCACAGCCGAGCACCTCCAGCAAGCGGCGACACTCGGCGGCAGTCTCTGGCAGTGGCACCTGCTCAGGCACCTTTGGCGTTGATCGCGGCAGTGACGAACTCCTTCCAGAGCTGAAGGTCGTCAGAGAAGTCGATCGAGCTGGCGTCGATCTGCATCATCTTGGCGATCTCCTTCATCTCGTCGACGGTCTTGCCATCGAACTGCTCGATGCCTGTCAGGTCCACCTGAGGCTTCATGTCAGGCGTGCCCTGTCCAGCGGGGACCACAGGAGCAGCAGGCTCGGGGGCAGGAGCCTTGCCGAACTGCACCAGCAGATCCTCAAGGATGACCTTGAGTTCGCCGCGGGTAATCGGGGACACGTCGTAGCCCTGATACAGAGAGCCGTGCAGCTGGACATATGTAGCCTCAGCCTTCTGAAGCTCCTGCTCTGCAGTGTTGGTCTTTGATGCAGGGGTTTTAGCCATGGTTACATGTAGCGAACTTGGAAAGAGTACGGGCCGTTCAGGCCCGTAGTTGTGTCCCATTGTGCTGTCTTCACGCCCACATTTGTAATTGCGTTGGTAGTTGTGGACTGCCACGATGCGGTCATCAGCATGGGCGAGCCGTTGCCAGAGTGGAACTTCGATGTCAGGTCAAACAACCAGTAGGTGGTTCCGAGCTTGGTTGCTTTGAGAGTAAACATCAGCGGATGGCTGGCTTTTACGTCATAGCTGGTTTGCCCTTTGTAAACAAAACCGCAACCATGCCCACTGAAATAGGTGTTGTTGCAGTCGCGCAAGCCGCCTGCCTCGTAAGCGCACATTGATTGCGGGTGGAGATTGTTCGTGGTGCTCCAGAAGTCCCACTTTGTTCCGCCAAAGTAAACGATCGGCTCTGCTCGATACGAAGAGCCGCACTGCACCATTCCCCACATTTCAAACCATTGCGTGCAGTTTTTGGAAAGCGCGATAACTTTCTCGGAAACGGTGTAAACGTCCGCATCGATCCGCTGGTAGGTTGGGCCAGTGTTCGGCGGATTGCCCCAGGTCATGTTGCCTGCAGCATCCGCAATGACGACCTTGCCTGAGTTGGCAGCATTGCCAAGCATCGGCGTCATCGCGTTCCAGGCTGTGCCCTTATTCAGGAACAGCTGGGTCTGAGTGCCGTTGTACCTAAATGCAAGACCGCCAAGATCATCAGCAGTCGCTGTAGCACTCGGGTTTTCGTTGTCGTAGCCAGGGATGATCAGCCTTGACCCTGCGACTCCAAGCGTCGCGCCCGTGCTGTTCACCCACCTAGCGCCATTCCAAATGTTCAGCGTTTGGCGGTTGGCGTTGCTATCAAACCAGAAGTCACCGACGCCAGGGGTTGTAGGCGCTGTAGTGCCGTAGGTGATCTGTGGACCTTGCAGGCGATGCCACTGGTTCCCCGAGGCGAGGAACACCACGCTGGTGTCATCTGCCCAGGCAAGGTGCCCATCAGTTGGCACTGCCGCCAGTAGAGCAGTCTCAGTGGGGTAGTGCTCGATCGGGTCTTCGATCCAGCGGGCACCGTTGTTGACGAAGCGGCGACCCGTGTCGAGTGCCACAGCAGTCAGGCCAGCGATGTTGGGTGCCGCCAAAACCTGAGCCTGCGTCTTCACCAGCTGCGAAATCGGGATCCAGCTCTCGACGTTCGGGGCATCCTCAACACGCAAGAACAGCACGTTGAGATCACGGCTGATGGCTTGCGTGCCAATAGCCGCATCCCAAGCGTCAAGGTCCGCGTAGGTGGCGAACTCGGCCACCCCGATGCGCCGCCAGCCATCCGTCACGCGGATATACATGTTGCCGGTGTCGGTCGCCACGGCATAGACGCCGACCGCTTCAACAATGTCCTGCTGCAGCGCTGCATCGTTGGGGAAGCTGCGGATTGGGCTGGCGGTTACATCACGCCATCCGTTGCCGTCCCACACGAAGCCGCTGCGGGTTGCGGTGACAAACAGCGCTTCACCGATCGTGCTGCCAGCCGTTGGCAGAGCGTTGGTGACGCGGAATGTGGGGATCGCAATGCCAGTGGCGTCCTGTGGATCCAGAGCGAACAGGCTGCCGAAGCTCGGGCTGGCAGAGCCGCACTCCATCACCACCAGACGGCGGTGCATTGCAGAGCCGATGCCCACGCCACCAACAGCGACACCACCACCACCCGTGCCAAGCGTGGTGTGATCGAAGCCGCCCGGATCCACCACCGTGGCAACAGGCAGCTGGTAGGTCTTGTCCACCGACAAGACGCCGGTGCCGACGTTCATCTTCACCGAGTCGCCGGGCGCCAGGGTCCAGCTGAACCACAGCTCGGCGTATTTCGGACTGCCTGTAGCGGCTTTGGCAGCGAAGGTGCCAGCACCCGTGACGTTGCTCCCTGCCGCCAGATAGTTGATGCGCGGGTCTTCAGTGCCACGCGCGGTGACGCGCAGGATGCCAGCCGTCGGAGTGCTGGCAATGACGCGGGTGTTGAGATTGGGGTCAGCGTTGATGAGCTGAGCGAACTGATCAACGATCAGCTGTTGTGCAGTTGCCATTGATCAGAGCCTCACTCGGGTTGCAGTGTCGGCGGCCTTGATGATGTAGTGGACCGCAATGTTGGCGGGACGTGTTTCAGAGTCACCCCCACCCACTATTCGGTGAAGGTGGTCGCCAGCTGTTCCCGTGCTTGTTGTTTGCTGGCCCAGCCATGCACCGCCACAGCTGCCGCGTTCCCAGCAGTTGTGATCAGCCCGAAAGCCACCAGCGTGCCAGTGCCCGCCGTCTCTATCGGTGTTGAATGGATTGGTGGGGAGCGCAGTTGCTTGGTTCTGCTGGCTATTGGGCTGGCGATTGGTGTCACCCCAGCCGTTGATATTGCGCCCTGCACCACGCAGGAATGCACCACGGAAGTCAGGCACGCTGGTGCGACCGAGCACCTGCGCTAACTCGGGATAGGTGCCGGCTGAGAACGCTTTGCCGTCGCATAACAGCCACCCCGGCGGTGGGTTGGCAGCAATCCACATCTGAATGCTGCCGATGGGGACACCGACGTTGACGATGGGCACCCCGCTGCTGAGGTCCATCGGATCGCCGCCACCAGCACCGCCTAAAGGCAGCCACTGACTGTTGGCGTTGTCCCAGTAGTAGAGCGCTCCACCACCGCCGGCCATAGCGGACTGGAGCACGAAGTAGATCTCACCTGCAGCTGCTGTAGCTGGCAGATCGCTATCAAGGCTGACCCAGCGGACGCCACCGGCCAAGTTCACCTTCGCCCACGGTGCTGCTGGTACAGCCGGAGGCCCAACGCTGGCTGGAGTTCCGGGTGCCGTATCCGTGGCGCTGACGGGACCAGTGGCACGCCAGATCGCTTCGTTGTGAACAACAAGACTGCCGATCTCCCAGCCGCCTGCTGCCCATGGCTTCAGACCGTAGAGGTTGTCGCCACGGCTCTTGGCGAGCAGGTCGCCACCAACGTGTGACCAGCGCAGGTCGGGGGCAGTCACGTCACCGCTGCGGTTCGACACCTGCAGCCAGTCGCCTGGGTTCAGAACCGTGCCGGGGAGGTCTCGGCCAACCCCATTGGGGTCGGTGGCCTGGATGACGTAGCCCGGTGTGCCGGTGAAAGTCCAGTAGTGGGCGATGTCGCCGATCTGGTTGTTGAGAGTCAGATCGGGCAGTGCTGTGAACTCAGGGACATTCAGCGCGGTGCCGCCAACCTCTTGGATGGTGCCCTCAAACAGCGACAGCGCGGCAATCCACGCCCGCACGTCCACTTCGCTGTAGAGCTGATGCCAGGCGCCATTGGACCAGACCTTCAGCTCCTTGCCGCGTTGCTGGATCGTGGTCTGGAAGTCACCCAGCTGCGTGTCAGTCGCCTGATCCGGGTCGTTAATTAGGCTCTTGACCCAGTTCTGAATGTTCAGGAACCGCCAGTTGCCTGGTGTGGTGCCAACAGCAGCGGCGCCCTGATGCCTGAACTCAAGATTCGGTGCCGTAACCGCTGCCCAGCCGCCTTGCCCCAGGCGGGAATCACCCAGCCACAGCAGCGCGCCCTGATCGGGCACCACCAAGCCAGCGGCTCGACCCGCCGTAACGGTCTGCTGTGCTCCTGACGCATTCAGGCAATGCTGGCCAGCGCTGTGGTCACCCCACGCGCCGCTTTCCATGCCGAGCACGAAGCCGTCAGCCTCCGTAACCCACAGCACCGGATCTGTGGCGCGGGCGATCTCGACCACACCGAACACGCTGCCAGCTGCCACAGCGGGCCTTGCTGGGCCAGTCGTGAGCTGGCCATCCCAGACGGCAATGCGGCCTAGTGGGCGCCCTGCGAAGTCAAGGCGAACGGCATACGACTCGCCTGATGCAATGTTCGTGGTGCTCGGATCAGGCAGGAACCCTGTCCGGCCGTCCCAGCGGATGAAGTTGGCGTGATCCCAAAAATACTCGCTGTTGACGACCTGCTTGTTGCCTGCAGGGTTGCCCCAGTCGGCGGGTGGGTCGCAGTTCTCAAAGTTGACGCCCTTATGAAAATTTGCATCGAAGCCACGCCGTGCTACAAACGGGCCTGATGTCCCACCCCCAGGGATGGGGACATGGTTTCGTGGGTCGGCTGATGTCTGGGTGACGCCTTGATTGAAGCCTGCTGGCGTTTGCGTCATCCATCACCCCCGGCAAGGCCGGACCCAGGCACTGGGCCCATCCTAGTTGGCGATTCGTTGACCTAGATTGGTGGCGGCAGCGAGTTCGAGCTCCTGCCGCGTGACCACCTACTTGCACTAGGCGATGGACCAAGAATACTGGCGCCCCGTTGAGGGGTATGAGTCCCTGTATCTCGTCTCTGTAGCAGGCGAAATCTGGAGCGAGCGGAGAGGCAGACAGCTAAGGCCCTACGCAGATACTGCTGGGTACAGGGTTATACGGCTCTGCAGCGAGCACGGGCAAAAGCAGCACCGTATTCACAGGATCGTTGCCAGCGCCTTTTTGGCGAACCCCGGCCAGCTTCCGGAGGTCAACCACAAAAACGGCGATAGGTCCGACAACTGCGTTGAAAATCTTGAGTGGGTAAGCAAATCTGACAACCTCAGACACGCCTACTCGTCACTGGGCGCTCAAAAGGGCGGGCAACGCATCCCACCAGAAACCCGAGCGGCCGTAAAAGCAGCAACGGGCTCTCACACCGCCGTGGCTCAACAGTTTGGCGTCAGTAGGTCGAGCGTGATCCGCCTCAAGGCGTAGTTGGGCTAGAGACGGATGTAGCCGCCTCGGATCTCATCCCAGGTGACGTTGCTGCGGATACGGAGCTCCAAGGTGGTGCCGGTAACGCGAGCGTCGAACTCCACCGTGTAGGGGATGCTTTGCGGTTGCGCTGCTTCCCAGGCGATCGTCAGGTTGGCGATTGTGTTGGCGCGGAAGGCGATCACCTTGCAGGTGTAGACCTCGTTGCCGCCCGAGCGGCGGAGATACAGCACGCACTCAATCAGATCACCGTCGGTGTCGTTGGCGATCGTCTGCCAGTTGTTGCCGATGGCGAGGCCGTTGCCCAGGATCGGCTCGAGACCGTTGGTGTTGCCCCCGCCAGGTGCAGCGACCACCTGCATCGACGGGGCGCCCATCGCGAAGAATCGCGTGCGGCCCTGCCCCGCTTGAGCGGCTCGGATGTACTGATCCAGGTTGGCTTTGCCAACCCGCATGTCGTTGCCGTTGCCCCACAGCCCGTTGCTCTTCGGGCCGAAGATCCGCAGCTCGTCGGTGTCGATGTAGAAGTCACCGTCACGGCCCAGTTCGGCGCTGGGCTTGCCCCGGCCGTTGAGGATCGTGTTGCCGTCGATGCCGCGTGGGCCCTGCACCCCGGGGATGCCCTGGGGGCCCGCTTCGCCAGCGGGGCCTTGAACCGTGCCGGCGTTGAAGATCGCCCCATCGCTGGTGGAGATCACCAGATCGCCGCCGACCACCACGGCGCCGGTGATCGTGGCTCCGTCACGGCCATCCCGTCCGTCACGACCGTCTCGACCATCGGCGCCGGGGCTGCCCATCTCACCAGATGGGCCGGCGGGGCCGCGCTCACCCACCACGGCCTCACCCGGGGGGCCCACACGGCCCTCGGGCAAATTCACCACGAAGATCCGACCGTCACTCAGCTCGAGCACGAAGCTGCGCTCATCCGTCTGCCGGATCGCCTTGATCGGATTCGCGGGCAGCTCCTGAATGTCAGCCATCAGATTTGGGGCGGCGGGTGCGCTTCGACGTGTCGATTGCCGCCTGGTGAGGCGACTCAGGCATCACAACTTCCTCTGAGTTGCGAGCAGCTCGCTCGGCAAGCACCTGAGGAGAAATGCCGCCGCCCATGATGCCTTCGCCCCAAGGCCCGGGGAACCAGATGGCCAAAACCAGCTACGTCGTTTGGATCAGTCTATGTAAGCCCTCTCAACAACAGAACACACCGGCACCCGGGGTGAACCGGGGGCATGTAACCAAAGCCATTTCGGCTGCTCCGCCGTTGTCCCCCGAGCGGCGCGCAGATCGGGCAGGTGGCTGGATCCAACACCGCAATCCACTCCCACTCGATCCCCCCGCTGCTCGGGGGCGGGCCACCCCCGGGAGTCTGGGCCGCGGCTTCATCGAACACGTCGATCGTCTCGGTGTTCACCACATCCCACACCGCGCCTGCAATGAAATTAGTGACGCGGTTCAAGACCCGCCGCGCCATCGAGCTCGTGCGAACAACCGGCACCTCCTGGCCCGCTCGCCTCGTCACGCCAATCACGTCATCAGCGATCTGCTCGGTGGTCTTGTTCGCCAGCAACCCGGACTGCACCGTTTTCTCTAGCTCGATCTGCTGCCGGCGGATGAACGGGCTAGTGCCGCGGCTGCGGTCGAATTCCTCGAACACGCTGGTGCCCAGCACCCGTGTGCGCTGTGCGGTGGCCACCACGTCGCGGCGGATCGGTGTGGGCTCGATGCCCGCCTTCCGGCCGGCCCTGGCCCGCACTTTTGGGGCGAGATCATGCAGCTCGGTGATCAGCTGCCCGCCCACCGCATCGTTCAGCGGCACCAGCAACTCCGGCACCTGGCTCCGCAGCTGCTGCCACTGGTAGGCGCGGAAAATCGAGGCCGCCCCGAGCCCCAGCACCAGCCGGCGGATGGCGAGAAAGCTGGTGTGCAACGGCACGCGGATCCCAGCAGCGACGGACTTCTCGACCCGCCGCGCCAAGATCAGCAGCGCGTAAACGTAGCCCTGGTCTTCCTCGTCAAGAGGCATGTTTGCCGGGGCGCATCGGGGTTGGCAGCGTCATCGAGCCCTTCGTGCTCCCGCCGCCGGCCTTGCCGCTCGTGGCCCCGCCTGACCCGCCGCCTGCAGCCGGGGCTGGCATGTGCTCGGCCTGCAGCGCCAGCTGGGCGTCCTGCTGCTCGAGCGCTAGGGCCATCTGCTCCTCCAGCTGATCCTTCGTCTTGGTGAGCTCCTCCTCCATGTCGATGTAGGGCGGCAACACCTCGCCTTCTTGCAAGATTCGCAAGAGCGTCTCCTGGCTGATCACGTTCTGCATGTGCAGCTGCAACATCGCCGTGATCTGGTTGCCGTCCAGCAGGCGGTTCTCGTAGTCCTTCGGAATCGTGATCTGCGGTGCCTCGATGCCGGCGTAGTCCGCGGCGATCGACACGATCTCGGTCAGAGCACGCTCGAGATCTTCCGCCAAGATCGCCATGATCGAGTCGCTGTCGATGCGGTCGATCCGGCGCGACTCCGCGGCGGCGTTGGTGAGGTTGGCCTGGCTCAGCGTGTTCACGCCCAGCTGACTGATCTGGCTTTCGAGGGCCTCGAGCACCTTCAGCTGCACCTCGAAGGCGTCGCTAGTGGGGGCCACATATTCCGCGCCGCCATCAGGAGGCAAGAGGATCGCCGTGTTCGCCGAGAGCCCCAGGCTGGTGTCGCTGTCGGGGTCAAAGCCACGCAGCGTGAGGATCGGATTTGCGCCGACGTGGACGCTGTGATGCAGGTCCGTGAAGCGCTGCGCATAGGCGATGCACAGATACGCCACGTCCAGCAGCGGCGGCCGGCTGGTGAGTGTCGCCAGGCGATTGCTGTAGACCGTCACCAGCGGGATTCGGTCGAGGTCGTATTCGCCCGATTCGTAGAGGTGCCAGCCCTTCGGCTCGTCGTTGCGCCAGGTCTCCCAGCGGCCGGGCTCCAGCACCCGCACCTGCTGCTCCAGCGATTCGCCGAACTTCCCGTCAGGCTCGCTCACCCGCTCGAGGTAACGCACCTGCGTGAGGCGTGATTCGGCGCGGTTGCCCGCCGTGCGCCAGCCCAGGATCTGCTGCGCCTCCACACCCACCAGATAGGGCTTGCGGTCGCGCTGCAACCGGCGCTCCAGCAGGTTGGTGGGGACACCCTCGGCGTCGTTATCTACCAGCGTCGAGCAGTGCCCGAACAGCAGGCTGCTGATCAGGATGCGGCGGGCGTATTCATCCAGCGTGGTGCCATCGCCGGTGACGTCCTGGGCCCACTCATCCCAGTAGTCGTCGCCCTCGATGTGAACGCCCTTGCGCAGAATCGTGCCCGCGGCCTGCGCAGCCAGGCGCTGCAGGAACGGAGGCATTACCGCATGGAAGATGCGCCGCTGGTAGGCATCGTCGTGCTCCTTCGGCTCCCGGGGGATCACCTCTTCGCTGCGGTAGCGGAGTGTCTTGGTGCCGCCGTTGCAGAGGTTGATCGGATCCCACCACTGCAACATGCCCAAAACGGCGCCGTTGCGGATGCTTGGGTCATCGTTTGACCCCTCTTGGCCTACAACTCCACGACCCGTGAAAGCACCATCCACTAACGGCTTGCCGGAATACCAGCCGCTACGGGCGCCCCAGTCTTTTCCGCTGTAGGTCGAGCCGGAGATTGTCATGGCTGCAGTCTAAGTAGCTGCTATGAATCCCAGTATGTGAGCGCCTCCGTGCAGAACACCGCTCAAGCCTTCGCCGAAGCACAGATCCGCAGGGCGGTTCTCGAATGCACGGATGTGCTGGAGATGCGCCGGTTGACCCTGCAGGCGCTGGACCTGCTGAAGAACCAGCGCAAGGTGTTCGATGAACTGATGCGCCAACCACTGACCTAGATTGGTGGCGGCAGCGAGTTCGAGCTCCTGCCGCGT